GCAACGGCAGCACTGGCAGACGCTATGCTTGCCACAGGTGTATCAAGCAACCGTGTCGGTACTTCATTAAAGAGAATTTACACCAATGTTTCAAAGGGCACCAGCGCAACAAAAGCGCAAAAGGCAGCATGGGAAGAGTTAGGATTTACGGCAGAAGAGATAGCGAAATCTATGCAGTCAGACGGTGCCGGAACGATGCTAAAGGTATTCCAGGCTATCAAAGAGATGCCGAAGGAAAGGCAGGTAGCCACACTAAGCCAGCTATTCGGTAACTGGGCCATAGAGGGTGCCGGCAAGATCGTAGGTAATCTCGACACATATACCGACGCTTTGAGAATGGCAACAGACCCAAGTCTTTATAAGGGCAGTATGCTACGAGAATTTGCTATTAAGGCAGATACAACGGAAGCGGTACAGACAATGTCAAAGAGTGCCGTCGAAAACCTGCAGATAGAGATAGGAGAGGCTTTCTTGCCGGTTAAGAAGCAATTCCTCAAGACCATCATTGACGTGACCGAGGGACTTCGGGAGAACGCCCCGGAACTTAAAGAATGTATGGAATCACTGGCGAGCTTCGTGGGAAAGGGTGTTGAAAAGATAGGCAACGCCCTTAAAAATGGATTGCCAAAGATAAGAGAGATTCTTGACTATCTAAATAAAAACGGTGACACCGTGTTAAGAGTTATCACAGGACTTGCAGCGGCATTTACCGGGATGAAGTTCACCCCCCTTATAAGTAGTTTAGGAAGCGGAGTAGGCGGGTTATTCAGCGCTGGAGGCAGTGCAGGAAAGACGGGAGCCGGATTATTTGCAAGACTATTTGGCGCCGGCAAAGCGGCCTATGGCAATATGGGCAACATTATAAAGAATGGAGCTGCTTTAGGACAACAGATCAATCCGGGAGCCAAGAATAATAAAGCAATGGGAATACTTGCGGTATTAAGAAATGCCGGCAGTATATTCGGCGGAAAAGGAGCGGCGGCACAGGCAGGAAATACAGCCGCAATTAACACACTGATAAACAGTAACGGTTTAGGCAATATGCTTAAGAACATGATAACCGGTTCAAAAGTAGGCCAGGGCGTATCAGGCGCCATCGCCGGAGGTAAATCATGGTTAAGCGGAATAGGTGCAGCGAGCGGGATTTTCGGGAAGCTGGGCGCTATGGTATCACCATTAGCCGGTCCGCTTTCCGGTTTGGCAGCGGGATTCGGCGGAATCGTAACCGGAGCGCTACCTATAGTTGGTATCTTTTCCGCAATAGTAGCTTCGGGAAGCCTGTTATATGACAACCTCGACGGTATAAGAGGGATCATTGGCAACACGTTCGGAGAATCGGGATTAGCAGTATTTGATGCGTTCAAGGAAAAACTGGACGGTATCATAGGATTTGTAGACAGTATTACCCACGGTGGCCTTGCAGAAGCACTAAGCGGAATACGGGAAGGTTTTGTAGGCTTATTCAGCGGTGACGCAGCGACAATGGCCGGGCAGACTTTTGATAGTGTGGTAGGGATTTTTCAATCCATCTTAAATGTTGTCGGACAGGTGGTAGACTTTGCTAACACATATGTTAAGCCTATTATCCAGAGCATATTTGATTTTATCGTCAATAATGTCTTACCGACGATACTTAACACGTTCAACGCAGTAGCGCCGGCGATCATGTCAATTATAGAAAGCATAGGTGGAGCAATAACGACTGTAGCTTCCGTAATAGGTTCAGCTTTACAGGCGGTATTGCCGATATTTGAAGGAATTATTGACGTAATAATGCACATTGCGCAGGTAGCGATCCCGTTCCTGGGTAATGTCATTGCAACGGTATTCGGAGCCATTTCAACAGTGGTACAGGCTATCGGTACCGTATTCCAGGGAGTGTTTGATGCCATCAGAGGAATAATAGACGGTATTTGTACGGCATTTCAGGGAATGGCAGATATTATAGGCGGCATATTCGGCGGACTGGTAGAGATTGTAAAAGCCCCGATCAATGCGGTTATTGGACTTGTGAATATGGCTATCAGGGCGATTAACGGTATCGGCGTAACAATACCAGGTTGGGTACCGGGTATCGGCGGAAAGCGTTTAGGCTTTTCAATTCCGGAGATCCCGATGCTTGCCAAGGGTGGTTTTACAGACGGACCATCAATAGCAGGAGAAGCGGGACGAGAGGCCGTTATCTCATTTGACCGCAGTGTAAGGGATCAGAACCTTAATACATGGGCGGCAGCAGGAGAATTGTTAGGAGCGCGAGAGCTTAAGCCGTTTGGCGGAGATTTCAGCGGCGGAGCCGGCAACATGACATTTGCACCGAACATAACCATCAATGGCAATGCGGATGCAGGTGTAGTTGACAACATGGTTAGCCAGATGCAGACCATGTTTGAGAGCTGGTACGAGCAAAAGCAGAGGATGCAGGGAAGAACGGCATATTAAGGAGGCACTATGGCACGGTATACATATAAGACTAAGAGCGGCGATACGTGGGACACTATCGCAAAAAGCATATACGGTAATGAATACTTTGCCGGCGACTTAATGGCTGTCAACCCGCAGCACCTCGACACTTTCATATTTAGTGAGGGTGTCGAGATTACTGCTTATGATGTAAAGGACGTACCGGATGGAGATCTGCCGCCGTGGAAGTACGAAGCCGAAGCTAAAGAAGACGAAGAGGACGAGGATAATGATTAATACCCGACGTGTTACGGTCGAAGTTCAATATAACAAGCATAAATGGCCGGAGCCGCAACAGGCAGGCGAATACATTGAGAGCCTTACGTATGTTGATTCCTCCTCGGATAATTCGGACAGCATAGATATTACGTTTAATGCGACGGAAGATAAATGGCTGGGAAGCTGGATGCCGGACAAGGGAGCAAAAATTAAAGCTACCATTATAGGAAGCTACTGGGATTCCACCACAGGTACCGGGACACATAAGATCAAGTGCGGACAGTTTATTCTGGATGATATTTCTTATGCAGACGGCCCTTCCAAGATGTCAATAGGCGGAGTAAGCAAACCGGCAGACGAAAATTTTTCAGAATTAAAGCGGGAAAAAGTATGGAAGTATACCAGCATAAAAAGGATAGGAAGCACTATTGCGAAGCGATACGGTTTGAAATTTACCTATGATGCAGAAGATTATAGCATTGAAACGGAAGAGCAGGACGCTACAGATTCCAGCTTCCTGAATACGCTTTGCAAAAATTATGGCCTGATCCTCAAAGTGTATTCGGCGCATATGTGGATATATGACCGGGAGGCATATAAGAAGAAAAAGCCAATTAAGACATTTGGCAAGTCTGATATGGTGCAGGGATCGTTGAAGTATTCAACTACCCTGTATGGCACCTACACAGGAGGATATTTTGAATACACTGACAGCGACAAAGACATTGATATCATAGCGGAGATAGGCGGAGGAACACATACTAAGAATGTAAGCCGCCGGGCAACAAGCGTTTTAGACGCGAGTATTCAGCTTTGCGCAGATATCAATAATGCTAATCACGGCAAAACCAAGGTAAGCTTCACCGTTCCAGGAGAATGGAAGGTATCATCAGGAAGCGTAATAAGGCTTACTGATTACGGAGATCTTAACGGGAAATACTTCGTGGATAAAGTAACCCACAAATACGATACATCAAGCGGATTTAGTTCAGACATTGCCGCTTCAAAAGTGGATAAGTCCTTTAATTACTGGGATGTCGGTGGACATATCGAAGTACACGAGAAGGACGACGAAGAAGAAGAAAAGTACACAAGCACTTATGAGAAGATGAAGAGCGAAGCGGCAGGAGCGCAGCCCGGACAGGCAGTTACGCTCACCAATGCACCGTTCTACGTGTCCAGTACGGCCCCGGAGCCGGCGAGTTATAAGAGCGGTACTTTTTATTTTTATGACGGAGTATTGCAGGGCGGCAGGTACCGTATGACAATATCGGCCGATAGATGTGGAAAGCTGCCGGTAGGCGAGAATGTAACCGGCTGGGTACCGGCCGCATATTGCGGAGTGGGCGCAGCAACGGAGAACACCCAGGCAGGGGGGGCGTCAGGCGGAATTAATTATTCAGCCAGCACTAATAGCCCGGCCATCACATCGAGCGGCGGCGGAGCTGTTAACCTGCAGAATGCTACGAGCTTTAGCCTTAACGGTATAGGCGGTACAACACCACCGGCAAACCAGACGGCCAAGGGCAACAGTGGAAGCCTTCACGCAGGCATAGCTTTTCCGCTTAATTAATAGGAGCAGAATATGAGCAGTAGTTCTACAAACCGTACAGGGCGTGTCAGTTCTGTAAACCATGAGCGTGGGACATATGAAGTTACATATAGGGACAGGGGAAAGAGCGTAACCCAAGAAATAAATATGATCTCCAATGGCGAATACAAGATGCCTAAAGTCGGGCAGGTAGTTAGCGTCCAGCACAACTCCAACGGTACGGAAGCCGGCGTTACGTTTGGCACCGTATGGAATAGTTCTAATACCCCGGCGGAAGGTTATGAGGGGTTATTCCGCAAGGAGTACGGAGAGCGAAAAGGCGAGTGCTACGAGCGGTATGATTCCAACACCGGAGTATATGAAATGAATGCCCCGAAGAGAATACATCGAAATAGCAAAGACGAGATATACGACGAGGCGAAAGGGAGTATAAGCCTTGTCGCCGGAGGGCAGGTTCAGATCACGTCAACAGGATCAAGCGTAAGTATCAGCGGAGCAACAAGCGCAGGAGTGTCGGCCGGTACCGTAATGGTGATTAATGCCGGCACAGATATGACGATGGAAGCTGCCGGTAAAATGGGTATTGTATCGGGCGGTACTTTGCAACAGCAGCACGGCGGAGATGCAGACATTAAATATAAGGGCAAACTGACAGAAGAGATTACGAAGGACGCCAAAATCGAGTATAAGGCAAAGCTGGAAGAAAAGGTAACAGGCGAAGCTAAGCTAGATTTCCCTGGTGGGCTTAAGATCACCGTAGGCGGATGCACTATTGAAATCGACACATCGGGGAATGTTAAGATTGACGCACCAAAGATAGAGCTTAAGGCGGCAGACGGTGAAGCAGATATTAAACAGATCAAGCTGACAAAGCATAAACACGCAGGCGGACCGGAGCCGGATCCCGGCTAAACAGGAGGTGTGAATTGTGGCGATAGGAAGCTACATGGGAAAGACATTTACAGTAAGCGATAAGAAAATTTTCGCGCCGGCCAGTTTTACCGGCAGCATAGGGACTGAATACGCAGAGCATAAAAGACCGTTAAAGAAGCCCACTTCGCAGTATCTATCACCAAAAGCAGATACTTACAGCGAAGAGCTGTTACTACGGGCACAGGACGGAGTTAACCCTAGGGCAATGCGGGATTTCTTTAAGAAAGCGTGCGAACAAGGTAAAGCAGACTATTTCATAATAGGGAGTAAGCCTATATGCAATAACCAGCTTGTTATCACGGACATATCGGAAGACTGGCAAAGCGTAGTAGTTAACGGCGCACTTATAGAGTGCAAACTAACGCTATCGCTTAAAGAGTATGTATAGGAGGGCGCTATGGCAAATATAGTATATGATGCCACTATTGAGATAGCGGCCGGAAATGTTACTGATCCGGTAGCGCAGGAAGTATACCGAAATCTGCAAGTGCTATATAACACCCTGGCAGGGCAGCAGGCACTTGACAGGGACTTTGGTATAGAGACAGCCGCGCCCGATATCCCGTCAGAAATGGCGAAATCATTTATAACCGCAGAGTATGTAAGAAAAACACAAATGTATGAGCCGAGGGCAAGGGTTGACCGCGTAGAGTGGGAAGGCGACCGCGCCAGCGGAAATATTAGTCCAAAGGTGGTGATTGAGCTTGTCTAGTATAAATCAATTAAACAATGTGCCGGATATATCCTTTATTGAAAACATGACCCTGCAGGAAACGGAAGAGCAGACAAGGGCAGAATACTTAAGGCTGTATAAGGAGCTGACAGGTAAAGAGGGAGAGCTTACACCGGCAGATGCAAAAACACTTCTTATTAAAGCATTTTCCTTGATAATGTATCAGACTATGCAATATATCGACGCAAAGGGCCGGGCAGAAATGCTTAAGACCTCAACCGGAGATGCGCTGGATGCACTGGCGGCATTATTCGGTATATTCCGGCTTGCTGCGACAAAAGCGATAGCGACAGAACGATTTACCCTGGCAGATGCCAGGCCAGATGTAGTAGC